TTACTTTTTAGCGGCATCATTATCGCGCAGATGGCTCTGAAGGCGCTCGAGTTCTTCGCGGCGTTCCTCGCGGCGGCGCTCGTGCTCGCGCTCCTCGGCAAGCTTCGCTTCGGTGAAGGCCGGGTCGTCGGGGGTGACGATCTCGTCCTCATGGGTTTTGGGGTTGTAGTGGTGGCGCAGCACCGGCTCGAAAAGATGGAGGCGCAGCGCGAAGGCAGCCGAGCAGACGAGCAGCACGATAAAGATGACGATGCGCAGCTCGATGCGAACTTGGTTGATGATGGACGCACCGATCGAGAGCATGATGGACCATGCGTAGATGAGAAGCACCGCCTGCCGTTGGTCGAAGCCCTCTTGAATGAGACGGTGCTGGATGTGGCCCTTGTCGGCTTGTCCGATGCTCACGTGCGCGCGCTTGCGCCGTACGATGGCGGCGAGGGTGTCGATGATGGGTACCCCGGCCACGATGAGCGGGATGAGCAGCGATGTGAGCGCAGCGGTCCTGCTCACCGAGAGCAGCGACACCGTACCGAGCGCAAAGCCCAGGGTGAGGGCGCCCGAATCTCCGAGAAAGATGCTCGCCGGGTGGAAGTTGAAGCGCAGGAAGGCAAGGCAGGAGCCGAAGAGCGCGATCGAGAGCGCGGCGGCATCGGTGCGTCCGGCCAAGATGGAGAAGCTGAACATCGTGATGCTTGCGATTGCCGAGATGCCCGTGGCGAGCCCGTCGAGGCCATCGATGAGGTTGATGATGTTCGCGAACGCCACGAGGTAGATGATCGTGATGGGGTAGGAGAGCCAGCCGAGGTCGATGAAGGCGCCCGCGACGAAGGGGTTGACGATGCTTCCGATGAGGAGCCCGCCCCCGGCGGCGACGCCTGCAGCGACGATTTGGCCTGCTAGTTTAGCGTACGGCTTGAGGGTTACGATGTCGTCCACGACGCCGGTGATAAAGATGATGCAAAAGGCCGCGGCGAGCAGGTAGTAGTTCACGGGCATGCTCGGGTGCGAGACGAGCGCAGAGGGCCAGCCCCAGCACCATGTACCGATAACCTGCAGGATGAGAGCAACGACGAGGCCGAAGAACACGGCAACGCCGCCCATGCGCGGTGTGGGAGTCTTGTTGATGCGGCGTTTGGAGGGGTAGTCGACGGCATCGACCCGGATTGCGAGTCGCTTGGCCAGCGGCACGAGGGCGTAGGTGGTTGCACATGCGGCGCCCGCAATGCAGATGTAGGGGAAGAACGAATCCATGAGGGCGCTACCACCAAGACGTGTCCGATAACCATCGCCCGCATCGTGCGGGCATAACGCGATACATCATACCGGAAAGGCGGAAGTGGGGCGCCAGTCGCGGCGATTCCTCACCGTCACAGCAGATACGTGACCGAGGTGCGGGGGATGCCGTCGGGCGCATAGGGGATGCCGTTTGGTGTGCGCGGGGTGTTGGCGGCGCGGTCTGGTGGCAGGGTGAGCAGACGGCCACACGGCGGCTGTGCCCCGCAAGCGGGCGATAGGTATTCACAATTTGAGATGAGATGATGAAATACAGGTTTTGACCTGCAAAAATAGCGGTATGCGACGACGCACGTTACCACGCCCATCATCTAACACGAAGGGAGATAAGTCAAGACTGGTAATCGGTATTCGGCACGATATGATGATGGTGTTCCGCACCCCGTGGAGCAACTGGGTGAACCGTCACGTTTTTTCAGGGAGCCCACACAGTCGTACTCAGTACAGGCATCCTTCGTTGTTAAGGAAGCTGGAACGGGCGATGAGGGCACCCACCTTGTAGAGGTGGGTTCATTTACGCATAAACGGGGTGCGGTCCTTTTTTCTGCAGGTAGATGGGTTGCATAAACCTGATTTTGCCTTATTTTTCCCATCAGGTACCTTATTGTTTTCGGCCTCTCTCATCCAAACTTGGACGAGAGAGGCCGCTTCTATCGCCCTTCTATATTTAGAAGAACGTCCCTGCGTTGAACTGGCCCTGCAGCCACTTGATGGTGTTGCTCGGGTACTCGAGTCCCTCTTCGTCTGGCTCGAAGCCGGCGAGCTTCTCCAGGCCGCGCCAGAACTTGCGCCCGGCGAGGCCGTCGATGTCGCCGACGTCGATGCCGTATTTGTCGCGCATGGTCGTCTGCATGGCCATGATGAACGGCGAGCCCGTGTAGTCCGACTCCAGCCATTCCCAGCCCGTGGTACAACCGGCGAACTTGGGCTTCCAATAAGCGTTCTGAGAGGAGACGACGCCGTCCGGTACGGTACCCGCCTGCTCCTGGCCCTTCAGGGTTGTCGACCGGCCCCACTTGCCGTCGATGACGAGGTCCCCGTCGCCGCCATCGGAGCCGCCGGGCCACCGGAGCACCCACTGCCAGCTGTAGGCGTAGTAAGAGCGCTCCGTGACCTCGTTGCCGGAGCCGTCTCCGCGCTTGCCGTCCCAGTCGCCCTCGGCGCCCACGATGCGGCCGCCGCCCAGCCAGATCATCGTGTGCGATTTGGTGTTCGTGAGCAGCACGTCGCCGCGCTTGAGGGCTGCGGTGCCGGTGAACTCCAACGCCTTCCAACCACGCCCCGTCATGATCGAGCGCATGTTGCGCGTGTTGAGGTTCGGGTAGGAGGTCGGCTCCACGCCCTCGAGCTTGGCGGCGTAGTACTGCACGAGCCCCGAACAGTCGGTGCCCGCGCCGTAGTCGCTCGCGCCGAAGACGTAGCCGTGGCTGTCGTCTGCCGCGTAGGCGAGGACCGCCTCGAGCGCGCCCTCGATGCCGGCCACGCTACTCGTCTCCCTTGTCTGCGCTGACCGTCCCGTCCTCCGGGTTGCCGGTGCGGAACATGGACATGATCGGGCTGAGCACGCACATGATGGTCGCGGTGGCGATGGACGCGATGGTCGGGTCCTCAACCACGCCCGCCACCGCGAGCGGCGCGCCAACGATAGCGACGGACACGAGGCCCTGGGCCACGGAGCGCGCCAGGCGCGCCTCGGTCGAATCGTCGTTCAGGAACTTGTCGAGCATGTCAATCCTTTCTCTCGTGCGGCACCACGGCCGCGTGGATCTCGTGGACCTCGCGCCCCATGGAGCGGGACTGCTCCTTGCTGTCGGCCAGCGTGGTGTTGAGCACCTCCATCTGGGCGCTCATGGCCCTCATCGCCTCGGCGCTCTGTTCCGAGACCACGAGCCAGCGCCCGTTGAGCTCGACCATCTCGCGGTCGTGCTCCTCGCGCCGCTTCGACTCCTCCGCCTTGCGCTCCTCGCGCTTCGATTCGAGCTTCCTGGCCGCCTCGCGGTCGCGGTCGAGTATGGGCACGACCTTGAACCCGACAAGAGCGAGCACTCCGAGGGCGAGCACCCACTCCGGCCCGGCGTGCGCCAGAGAGTCGGCGAGCGCGAGCATGAGCTCGTTCATGGACTACTCCGCCGCTGGCATCGCGGTGCCGCCGTCCCACTCGCCCTTGTCGACCCAGTGCGAGCCGACCGCCCCGGGCTCCCACACGTTGTCGCCGTCGAAGTCGGACTCCCACAGGTGGCCGTTGTGGATCACCTGGTCGCCTTTCTGGTAGGCGTTCTCGGGGCCCGGCTGCTCCCAGATGCCGACGGTCACGCCCGAGCCGTCCTGGCCGGGCAGGATGACCGCCCACAGCGACGGCGCGGCGTTGGGCGCCCAGTCGGGCTGCGAGGTGTGGGTGGTGATGCACTTGACCAAGGTCCCCTGGAAGCGCACGCGGCTCTGCGGGTTCCCGCCCGGGTCGTCGGGGCTGTAGTACTTCACGCCCTTCCCGGACCACTCGTCGTAGAGCGCCGGCACCTTCAGCGCCTGCCCGTCGTCGAGCTCGACCGCCTGCATCTTCGCGAGCGCGACCGCCGCCTCGGCCGCCGAGCCCTCGACCGGCTGCAGCGCCCAGGTCTGGCGCAGCTCCGTGCCGGTGTCCGCCCACGAGTCGACGGCCTCGTAGCCCTCGGGCACGTCGGGCTTGACCGCCTCGACGATGGGCTTGCCCTCGCCCTCCTCGACGACGGACGGCCGTTCGCCGACCATGATTCCGTAGAGCATGTCGCTCCTTTCTCCCATGGGGCCATCTCCGCCCCGCTTGACGTCATTGCAAGCCGCGGGTAACGCGGTGAAATCCCAGAAGCGCGTGCACTGGTACGCTGATGCGGCAATCTGGGATTTCCACGAGCGATTGGAGCTGGCCATGCTGTTTTCGGAAGCTGTCGATCTTTACTGGGCGGACAAGTCGAAGCGCCTGCGCGGCAACACGCTGGAGGGCTACGCGAGCGCGCTGAGGCGCCACGTGCTGCCCGCGTGGGGCGGGCGCGAGGTCGAGTCCATCACCTTCGATGAGGTCCAGTCGTGGGTCGACTCGATCCCCACCTACGGGGCGGCCTCCAAGGCCTTCAAGACCTTCCGGCAGGTCTACCGCTGGACGATCAGGAAGCGGCAGCTGCGCGTCTGGGACGTGACGCAGGGGATCGAGCTGCCCGAGGCGCCCGTGGTGCGCCGCGACGCGCTCACCGCCGCCGAGGAGCGCGAGGCGCTGCGCGGCATCGTCGGCCAACCGTGGGAGGCCGTGGTTCTGCTCGCGGCGGCGCTCGGGCTCAGGCGCTGCGAGGCGTGCGGCATCGATTGGTCCGACATCGACTGGCGCACGGGCTGGGTGCACGTCCAGCGGGGCGCGCACTGGGTGGGCGGCGAGGTCGTCGAGTACGCCACGAAGACGAAGCTGAGCGACAGATGGCTGCGACTGCCGCGCTTCGCGCTCGCGAGGCTCCGGCAGATCCGCGGGCACCGAAGGAGCGGCCGCGTGCGCGGAGACCTCGCTCCCCATCAGATAGCGGGGCGCTTCCGGCGGGCGTGCCGCGCGGCCGGGCTGCCATGGGTTCCGATGACCTGCCTGCGCCACTCGTGGGCGACGATATCGCTGGAGGCTGGCGCGGCCATCGAGGACGTGAGCGTAGCCCTCGGGCACTCGACTGTGGACACCTGCATACGCCACTACCTGCAGAGCTTCAGGACGGTCGTCGGCAGGGCGTCGGACGCCTACTCGTCGGCGATGCTCTCGCCGGCATAGCTTTCCGTATCCCGTGCGCCGAGAGTTTTTGTCGGTAACAAGATCGTGAACTTCAACAATGCGAATTACACGACGCTTTGGGACAAGGCAGGCTTTGAGCGGGAGTTCGGGCGAAGCTTCGACAATTCCCGCGATTCCGTGTACGCGATGAACGGTGATGCGAGCTACGACTTCATGGTTTCCGGCGTGAATTTCTACCCACGCGCCGGGAACCTCGTCGTCGCAATCAGCGGCGCACACACTGGTCCATTCCGAGTGAATTACATCGTTGTGCTTGGCTAGCATTCCGTATCCCGGGTCGTTCTCTACACGGGAAGGTCGAACGCCTCGATACCCCTTTCTGATGACGTGTCCGCCTTCTCGGCCATCGAGGTCGAGGCGGAGGACAACGACGGGAACACGGTCACCGAGAAGCTGAACCGCCCAGACGGAAGGAACCTCAACATCACCATCACCAGCCCGACAGAGAGCGAACTCTATGTGAAGTCGCTCACCATCGCCTTCTCGGGCAGATCGGCGACCATTACGAGATGGGGAGAGGCAGCGACTGGCTCTCAGAAGAACGAACAGAGAAACATTTACATCACGAAGGTAGTCGGGTACCGATAGCTTTCCGTATCCCGAACCACGGAGTCCGTGACAGATGCGAGTTTCGTCCTCAAATCGGGCGAGGCGACGAACAGAACCTTATCGATGCCCGGCGGCGATGGGTTCGAAATCGACTCCGTGATGGCGATATCGACTGGAAACGACCATGTGCACCTTCTAGGTTTCAGCATCGATGGCTGCGACCTCGCCATCAGAATCGTTAACATGCACTCGGAAGGAGTGTGGGCGCAGCCGAGAGTCACCGTGAGCCTGCGAAAGGCGTAGCTTTCCGTATCCCAAGGCGATTGGGCCTACCTGTACGGAAGTAGCGTGATTAGTTTCGTCAGATACCGAAGGGTAGGCTCACTCGTCTTCCTTCAATGGAACATCGCACAGACATCGGACATCTACTGGGCCGCCGGGAACCTCCCCAAGTGGGCGCGTCCCGCCGCGACAATCTATGCGCCAGCCTGCGTAATCAATACGGACGGCATCGTGAGGAACATCTGCGCCTACGTCTACGTGAATGCTCCGAATGATGGGGAGGTCGGCTTCAAGATCGCGTCTACAGCCTCTGACGCCGATACGAGGAACACGGGAATCATCTGCTGGCCGATAGGATGATTTTCCGTATCCCAGGCCGCGCACCCCATAGGCTCCCTCTACTGGTCGTCCGAGCCGACCGACCCGGGCACCCTTTTCCCCGGCACCGCCTGGGAGAGGGTCAAGGACGTCTTCGTCCTCGCGGCGGGAGACTCCTACGCCGCCGGCGACACCGGCGGCGAGGCGGAGCATACGCTCTCGGTCGACGAGATGCCCCGCCACATCCATGAGCTGCAGGCCGGGCCGCAGGGCGGAGAGGCAGGATGGAATGCCGGCTCCGGCGACAGGCTGACGTATGGACAGAACGCCGCGGGACGCAACATCTTCGAGTTCTACAGCCGCTACACGACCGCGAACGGAAGCGGCGAGCCGCACAACAACATGCCGCCGTACCGGGCCTTCTACTGCTGGATGCGCGTCAGCTAGCGACGTAGACCACCTCCCCGACGACGCGGGTGGCGTTGACGACCACGTCATTCCGGTTCTGGATCGTCAGGTCACCGCCGGCGCTCACGCTCGCGTATATGGAGTTGTTGTTGCCGACGTCCCACATGGAGCAGGGCGCGTACGTCTCGACGACGGCCCCGGGAAGCCCCGTCGCGACCACGGTGGTCGAGTAGGGCTGGAGCTCGCGCGACTCCCCTCCGTAGGTCACGACGACCAGATTCCCTATCTTCCGCACGTCGAGGTTGAGTCCGGGCCAACTGATCGATGCTCTGACAACGGACTGGGATACGGAATCCCGGAGCTCGTCGATGGACAGCACGCTCTCGAAGAGCTGCTCCGGCGTGCCCGGCGCGAGGCCGTCGATGGGGATGCGCCACAGCGGCACCTCGACGGGGGAGTCCCCGTCGAGCACGCTGCCGTCCTCGAGCTCTGGGTCGGTCGGGTCGCCATAGCTCACGGGCGTGCCCTTCACGACGGCGAGCTGGCACGACTCCACGCTCGACGGGGCGTCCTTCGTATAGCGAGCCACGACGATGTCGTTCCGCTTCTGGCCGGTCACGCCGCTCTCTATCGCAAGCGTCTCGGGGGTCTCGACCGTGGCAACGCGCCCGTGCATGACTAGGTCGCCCGTGTCAATTCGCACCTGGTTGGCAGTCTGCATCGTCGCCGCGAGCTCGTTCTGCGTCTTCAGCACGTAGGTACCGTCGCCCGCCATGCCGGCGACGATTCGCCCCACCTGCCCGGCGGTGACGTGCTCCTTGTTCTGGTATCCGATCACGAGGTCCATTTCCAAGCCTTTCTCGTCATGCCGTGCGGAGCCATGCCGTCGGCCCCATGCCGCCCCGGAGCGCCTGCCAGGCTCCGGCGACGTTGTTCGGGTCGGTCCCGTTGGTGTAGAGGTAGCTCCCGACCGGGTGCGCGGCGAGGAACGCCTCGTCCGCGGACATGGTTTCGATCTGGAGCACGAGCGCCGCCATGTCGTCGAGCTTCGCGCCAGCGGGAACGGCGACCCCCTTCTGCTCGATGGCGGCGGCGAGATCGTCCTTCGCGCCCTGCAGCCGCGTTATCTCAGATTGCACGCTCATGGCGTCCCCTAGATCGCGGCCAGCGCCGTCTCGATGTCGTCGGTGAGCGACACGGTGCCTCCGGTCGTGTAGCCGGCTGGCACCTCGTAACTCGTCGTCGACATGCCGTCGATCTCGGCGGTGACCGCGCCGTTATTGGGCATAGTTCCGGTCACCTTGGATCCGTCCGCGTAGGCGGTCTTGCCGCTGAGCACGTCGGGGGCGGCCGCGGTGGCGTCCGAGGTGTCGACGTAGTTCGCCGGGATCGCCTCAACCGTCACCTGCGAGAGCAGGCTGCCCTCGGTGGGGGAGATGACCTGCTGTCCCTTGGTCGGAGTGGCCGACTTCTTCTCGACGGTCACGGATACCGATCCGGTTCCGTCGTGGTAGCCCTTCGCGATGGTGTAGCTCGTCGTCGAGGCGTCGAGCTTGCGCGACACGGAGCCGTTGTTCGCCATGGTGCCGGCGATCTGCGACCCGTTTGGCCCGACGGCGATCTTGCCGGATAGGATGTCCTGCGCCGTTGCGGTCACGGACGACACGTCCTGGTACGCCTCGGGGATCGCCGCCACCTTGACGTCCGACAGGCCGTAGTAGCCCTCGTCCGGCGTGACCTCCTGCTGGCTCTTGGTCGGCGTCACCGACTTCGACTGCAGGCTGTAGCTGCCGCCGCCCGCCACTCCGGACACGGTGCCCGTGCCGTCGTGGTAGCCCTTGGGGACGGTGTACGTCTCTCCCTCCTTGACCTGGGCCGATACCGACCCGCAGTCGACGATGCCGTCGACCGCCTCGGCCAGGGCGTCGAGGTTCGCGCCCGACGAGGCGAGCCCGAGCTCGACGAGCTTCGAGCGTATCGTCGCCTTGTCCGTGTTGATTCGCTCGATCTGGGTTGCGACTGACATGCGGTTCCTTTCCCTAAATCGTGCTGAGCAGGGTCTCGATGTTCCCGACCTGGACGTAGACCGCGGCGGACGTGATGGGGAGGGTGTTGTCCTTCTCGGCCTCTTGCGCGGCGTCGACGCATAGCGCGCCATCCACCACTTTCAAGCCGTGGCCGACCGAGTAGCCGCCCGTCCCCTCGATCTCCGCGATGCGTTCCTCGACCCATTCCTTGAGGGCCTCGACGGTCTCGACCTCGGTGGGCGTGTAGACGTAGTCGGACGGCTTCGGCCGGGCGACCACGGGTATGACGGCAGAGGCGGTAGTCCTGGACCCGTCCCATGTCCAGCAGGCGATGGGGCCGGGCTCGGCGAGGAGCTGGTTCGGGATCTCGGCGCGCCCGCCGCTGACCTCGACGGCGAGGGCCTCGGAGGAGCCGGGCCTCGCGAAGTGGACGACCCCAGCGCCGGCCCTCCCGACCGATACGGCTCGACCGGTGTCCCACTGCCACACGGCGCCGCCCTCTACCCTGATGCGAGCCATAGTCCTCCTTCCGTCGGTGTCAAGCGTGCCGCTCAGGTAACGCGGTAGAGGTGGAGATGCTGCCGGCGCGGTACTCGACCGTGATGCCGGCATCGGTGGCGACGGCTATCTTCGTGCCGACCTCGACGCGCACCTCGGACCCCGTCTCGATGTCGGTGCCGGAGAGCACGTCGCCCACGGCGTACTCGTACTCGTCCCCCTCGATGCTCGCCTTGAGCGACCCATGGTCTTGCAGCCCCCTGAGCCTCTCCGGGCCGCGCTCCGCGAGCTGCGAGGCGTCGGCGGTCGTGTACTCGTAGACCTCGGTGATCTCGTCGGCGCCGGCGAGCGTCCTCACCTGCGAGACATTGCCGTCCGCGTCGGCGTAGTCGTGGCGCACCACGCGGGATGCGCCCTCGCCCTCGCCGAGCGAGATCAGGTGGTTCACGCATCGGTGCACCCGCCTCACCTCGACGGCCGCCATGTTCGAGTCGGGCCCCGTCGACCAGTCGACGGAGGGGGCCGCGGAGAGCACGGCCCGCCCGATGGTCGAATCGTACGCGACCGCGAGCCTGGCGCCTGCGGAGGCGAGCATCTTGCGCGCCCCGGAGTAGCCGTCGCAGAACCGGTCGTAGGAGAAGCCCGACACCTCGATGCCCGAGTCCTCGGCGCTCGCCGTCATGACGTCGCCGAGGTCGAGCAGGCCGATGAGCGAGAGGAGCAGCGAGTTGGCCTCGCCGGAGACGGTGCGGTGGTCCTGCCCCGACGGCGGCTGCACGACCTTGCCGGCTAGCACGCCGTGCCATGAGCGCCCCGTGTAGCGGACGGTCCCGGCGTCGCTGTCGGCCTCGGATGCGTCCACGACGCCGCCGTACTCGGTCCCGTCGATGTACACGAGCGCCCCCATGGCCACGCGCTGCCCGGAGGACGCGTCGACGGTGAGCTCGAGGTCGTTCGCGCCGCTGTCGCCGAACTCCACGTCGAGCCTGCAGCCGCGCAGCACGCAGAGGTCGCGGTGGGCTGAGTCGGTGGCCACGATGTCGGGCATCATCCCACCTCCCATGGGCACGCCGTCCTCACCTCGTAGGTCACGAGGTCGAAGGAGAAGCTGTTGTCCCATGACAGCGAGTTGTCGCCCGGCTTGATCGTCTCGAAGATGTAGGAGCCGGAGCCCTTGCCGCCGGGCTCCCGCATGCCGTACGCCTGGGACTGCTGCCCGACCTGGTCGATGACTAGGCACGTGCGCGCCCGTGAGTCCACCTCGAGGCGGCTCCCCGCCGGGAGCTCCACGTTCACCTTGTAGACGTTTCCCCCGACCGTGATGGACGGGCTGTCGACCGGGCCGTACGCGCGCCAGAGGAAGTCGCGCTCGGCGCCGTCGACGTAGACGCTCCTGGACTGGCGGTCGCGCATGAACTCGAAGGGGAAGTCGAAGGGGAAGTCCGTCCCGCCCGCGGCCCCGCCCGAGGCCTCCGGCACGTAGCGCTGCTCGTGCTCCCGCACCCATCCCGGATCCTCCACGAGCATCGTCAGGTCGAGCTCGCAGAAGCGATCGTCCATCCAGTAGTCGGTGGGCTCGCACCCGATCACGTACGCCCGCACGTACCAGTCGCCCACGTAGAGCCGCCCCGGCTCGCGGCGGAGCACATCGTACTCGCCCATGGCCTCGACGCGGTTCCTGAGCGCTATCCCATCCTCGCCGTCCCCGGCGGAGACGCCGATGGGGAATGATACCTCGCGCGGCTTCGACGGCCTGCGGGAGAACGACGGGGAGCCGCCGGCGCCCACGGTGTACGACCACTCCCAGTCCCGCAGGCCGTGCTCGAAGTAGTGCAGCGATTCCTGCTCGCCTCCGAACTCCACGCGCTCGCCGAGCCCGTTGACGTAGGCGATGTCCGTCCTCACGATACCTCCTTCACGAGCCGTCCGAACTCCCGGCGGTTGACCTTCAGCTCGGACGGCTCGCCCACGGCCCTCTCGATGCGCGACGCGGCCGCGTCGACCTTCCTTCCGAGCTCCCTGATCCCGGATTCGATCTCCGGGGACCCCCCGCCGCCCGACGACCTGCCGGGGCGTTCGCCGGAGAGGCGCGATGCGAGCGCCGCCGCTCCGCTGAAGAGCGCTGCCGCGCTCGACGCCCTCCCGGCCGGGGCCGGGGCCGCGGCGAGCCTCGCCGCCGCGAGCTGCAGGGCCGAGCCGCCCGCGCCCGCCTCCTGCGTCGCCATGGCCGCGGGGGAGGGGCGCTCCGCGGACCTCTGGGCCGTCCGCTCCTCCACCACGTTCACGGTGCGGTTCGTCGTGGTGACCGTCGCCGAGCCGGTGAGCGTCTTGAGCGACGAGTTGTTCCAGCGGCTCACGAGGTCGAGGGCGTCCTGGAGGTCTCCGTCGTCCACCTCCGCCGCGCCCTTCAGCAGCTCGAGCTCGCTGCCGTTCCACTCGACCACGTTGCCCTGGGCGTCTGTGAGCTGCACGTCGTCGACGACGACTTGCCCGTCCTGGTCGAGCAGCTCGTTTCCGTTCCACTCGTAGACCTTGCCCTCGGCGTCCATGAGCTGCGTCTGGTCGACCGTGACCTTGCCGTTCTTGTCGACGATCGGCTGCGCGTTGTAGTTCTGGATCATCCAGATGAGCTGCGTCATGCTGCCGTTGCAGTTCGCCGCCATGGCCGCGAGGTTCGCGGAGCCGATCTCGTTCAGCTGCTGCGTCGAGATGCCGGCGTCGGCGAGCTGCTGCTCGAGCTGGCCGAGGGAGAGGCCCATGGCGTCGGCGATGATGGCGGACGTGGACTGGACGTCGGCGCCGGCCTGGGCGAGCACCCCGGTGAACTCGCCGGAGGTGACGCCGAGCTCGCGGAGCATGCCCGCGATGGAGGCGGCGGTGCCGTCGTAGCTGCCGGCGATTGCGGCGAGCTCCTCCTCGGAGAGGCCTGCGAAGGCCTCGGTGTCGGCGCCGAGCGACCTCAGGTCGTCGGACAGCTGGGAGAAGCTCGTCCCCGCCGTGTCGAGCTGCGCGCTGAAGAGGTCGAACTTCCCGCTCCCCATGGTCGAGGAGAGCCGGTCGTACTCGTCCGCCGCTTCGCTCGAGGCGGCCGCCGCCTCGCCCAGCTGCTCCTCGTAGGAGCTCACGGCGGACGATGCGGAGCCGTACTGGGCCTCGGCGCTCGCCAGGGCCTGGCCCTCCTTCGTCGTGGCCGCCCACGCCTCGGCCTGCGCCCTCGTGACCTCCTTGCCGTTCTTGGCCATGCCGCTCATGTAGGAGTCGACCTTGTCGGCGTAGTCGGCCTGGGCCTGCGCCAGCGTCGCGGCGGCGTCGGACTGCGCTTGGTAGGCCTCCGTGAGGTTCGCGCTCACGGCGGAGACGCGCGCCTCCTCCTTCTTGGCGTCGATGAGCCCGTTGATGGAGTCGGTGAGGTCGACTACCTCGCCCTCCTGGTTCATGTAGCTGTCCGCGGCGACGTCCGACTGGGTGATGCTCGTCCCGAACTCGTCGTTCACGAGCTGCAGGGCCCACTGGAGGCGCCCCTGCGCGTCGGCCGTCAGGTCGGTCTGCCCGGCGTACTGGTTGATGATCCCCTGCGCGGTGTTGAGCAGGGCTATCTCCTGCTCGGCCGCGTCGGTGTTCTGGCGCATGGTCTCGACGCGCCTCGCGGTCGACTCGGCGAGCTGGTCGACGGACATCGCGCTGCTCTCCGAGGCCTCGCCGACGTCCTCGACCGTCCCGGCGTACCCCTCGAGGGCGGCGGTGTCCGAGACGACCTCGTTGAGGCCGCTCGTAGCCTCGGAGAGGTTCTCCTGGCGCTTCCTCCAGTCCTCGTAGGCTGCGGCCGCGACGCCAACCACCGCGGTGAGCGCGGCCACGCCGGCGGCCGCTATGGGCCCCGCGGCGCCCGCGGCCGAGATGGACTCGGAGAGCGTGCCGGCGCCGCCCGACGCGAGCCTGAACGCCTCCGTGATCTTGCCGAGCCCGCGCGAGAGGGCCCCGGAGAGGCCAGACGCCTTGTCCAGGCCCTTGCTGGCGAAGTCCATCGCCTTTCCCAGCGCCATGAGGCCGGGCCCCGTCGCAGCGAGCTTGACCACCCCGTCTACGATGCCCTCGATGTCGCCAGCGTCGAGCCCGTCGATGGCAGACGCGACGTCGGTGAGGACGCCCGCCACGGCTGATAGCCCGCGCTCGGCGACGGGGAGCATCTTCTCGACGAGCGGCCCGATTGACTCGGCGAGCCGCGAAACCGCCTCGGTCGCCTGCCTCCAGGCGTCGGTGTCCTTGATCTGGCGGATCGCGTTCGCGGCGGCGTCGGTGAGGTTCGACAGCGAGCCCGAGAGGGTGGACGACTGCTTCTCCATGAGGCCGCCGAAGTCGCGCGACATGCCGTCCTGGAGCGCCGAGATGGCCGTGTTCGCGTCCACTGCGCCGTCGGTGACCATCTGCATCGCGGTAGGGATGTCGCCGCTCGATACCGCGTCGGCGAGGTACTGCCAGGCCGGAACGCCCACCTCGGTGAGCTGGAGCATCTCCTCCGCCGACGCCTTCCCCTTGGCCTGCATCTGGCCGAGGGCACGCGTGATCGAGTCGACGCCCGCCTGCCCGGCGCCGAGCCCTGCCGCGGCGTCGCCCACGGCCGTGAGCATGGGGACCACGTCCTCGGCGGCGAACCCGTAGGCGATGAGCTTCTGCGTCGCGTCGGTGAGCCCCGCCATCTCGAACGGCGTGGTGCGCGCGAACTCCGCGAGGTCGGAGAGGAGGGCCTTCGCCTTCTCGGGACCGATCATCGTCGAGAGGGCGATGTCCGCCTGCTCGGCAGCGCTCGCCGTGTCGAGGGCCCACTTGCCCGCGGCAGCGGCGGCCGCTCCGAGCGGGGCGGTCACTCCGGCCGTGAGCGCGGTGCCTATGCCGTACGCCGCGCCGCCGAGGCTCGACAGCGACCTCGATGCCGACCTCTCGACCTTCGCCAGCGCAGCGTTGAACTTCGCCGCGTCGGCCAGGATCTCGATGACTACGCTGCCGTCCGCCATGCCCTACCCCTCGAATCTCCTGCGGGCCTCCTCTGCGAGCTCAGCGTCTGTCGGCGGTAACGCCCACGCGCGCTGCAGCCGCTTCAGGCGCTTGAGCTCCTCGCCCCTGGCGCCGGGGGGTGGCGGCAGGCGCGCCGACGACGCCTGCCCGACGAGGGAGCCCGGCGTGCGCTGCAGCGCGAGCAGCAGGGCGCAGAACTTGTACCAGTGGATGTCTTCGGAGGCGAGGTCTATGCGGTAGAGCCTGAGGAAGTCGGCGGCGATGATCGCCCCGTCCGCCTCCCAGTCGATGACGCGCGCGGTGCGCCCGCCGCCGCCCCCGCCGTCGCGACCGTAGGGCATGCAGCCCATGGCCGCGTCGTGCCACGCGAGCGCCGCTGCTAGGGCGGTGTCGGCGCGCTCCGCGACGGTCCGTGGTAGGTCGCCGCCCGCGCCCATGAGGGCCAGGAGGATGCCGAGCCCGCCGTCGACGGTGGATCGGTCCAGCATGTCCGCGGTGATGTGCGCCCGGAACCCCTCGGCGATGCGCATGCGCTCGCCGCCCGCCTCGACGAACGGCTCCGGGAGCGACGTCAGGACGCTCACGAGAGCCCGACCACCGCCTCGCGCGCAGCCGCCATCGACTCGTCGGAATCGGTGATGTCGGCCATGATGCCGATCACCTCGGCGATGCGCGGGATGTCGAGCCGGTGGGTCCCGCCGAGCAGGCGCTCGGCGCCCTCCTCGCCGAACATCGCGGCCGCCATCGAGCGGGCGAGGCACGCGAAGTCCTCGGCGCGCGCGACGACCTCCTCGGCGCTGAGCCCGTCCTCGGATATGGCGCGCATCTTCTCCCCGAGCAGCTTTGCGTCGAGGGCGAACGTCAAGTTGCCCAGGCGCGCCTCGTACGGCTCCCCTCCGATCGTCACCCGGACGGTCTTGCGCCCCTTGTCCAGATCGAACTCGAGCATGCGGTCTCCCTTCCTAGGGTCCTTCCCTTCGCGGACGATGGTCGCGCCGAGCTAACGTCGCATGAGAAAGGGGCGCGAGCTGTCCGCGCCCCCTCGATCGGGATGCTGTCGCGCTGCCGGCGCCGAGCCCTACTCGGCGGGCGTCGGCGTGTAGGTGCCCGTGCTCTCGGCGAAGGTGCCCTTGTCGTAGTCGGAGTCGATCACGATCGTGCCGGTCATGCGGACCGGGGATCCGGCCTCCTGCGCGAGCGGGTCCATATTGAGGATGGCGGTGGCGTGCTTGGCCACGAGGGCGTCGGGTGAGGCCGGCTCGCCGTTCTCGAAGTCGTAGGCGCAGGTGCGCACGTAATCGACGGGCACGTTCTGGTCGTCCTCGTGCTTGGCGAACTCCTGCTGAGCGCCGCCGGGGCCGAATGCGTCGACCTCGAACGTGATGGTGTCGGTGCGGCCGAGGTTGTAGGTCGGCTGGGTCTTCTTGTCGATGTACTCGGGCTCGTAGGCGTTCGCCTCGCGCTCGACGTCGAAGCTGTTGATCTCGGTCACCTTGATGTACGAGGATCCGCCCGAGAACTTCAGGTAGTGCTGGATATCGTAGCTCGCGACGATGCTGCGCGTCTCTGATCCTGGCATGTCGTCAGTTTCCTTTCTCGTGGTAGGTGAGGGCGGCGGTCATCTGGTACACCGCGCGCCCATCCTTCTCGGTTGAGTGCTCGTTTGGCAGCTGCGTGACCTCGTGGGAGAAGCACGCGGCGCCGATGTCCGGCACCTCGTGCGACTCGATGCGCGCCTGGAGCGAGCGCAGCGCCGCGAGGGCGTCGAAGCGGCGGGCCTCGCCTCCGCGCGGGTTCACGCGGATGTAGACCTCGTAGGCGTAGCGCTTGACGCCGCCGCCGGACTGGTAGCGCTTCACCCACGGGTCTCCTGGGGAGCTCTTCACCTCGCAGGCGACCGGGGCCTCCGGGAATCGGCCGTACTCCACGGCGACGCCCGGACCGAGGACGCCCGCCACCCAGTCCTTGACGGTCTCGGAGATGTCGCTCATGAGAGCTGCCTCCTCATCTCGGCGGCGTGCATCTTCGCCCACCGCTCTCCGTTGTCGGCCTTGCTTCGCTCGAACCAGTGGTCAGACGCCCTGGGGGCGTGCAGGTCGTTCTGCCTCGTGCTGTGGTTGTGCGTGTTGTAGTACTGCTCGCGGGCGTACCGGCCAGTGTCAGCGTCCCCTCCGTACTCGAGGTAGGCTCTGCCGCCGTCGGCGCTCGTCCACGTGCGGGCGGACCCCTGGAGCGCGCCGGTGTCGAACGGCACGTAGGGCCGGGTGTCCGACTCGACGTTCTCGGCGGTGACGCCGAGGGCCGCGGCGCTGGCCCGCTCGACGGCTCCCTGCGCGCCGGCGACGTCGACGCTCTTCACGCGCAGCCTCATGAGCAGGTCACCTCCGTGTGGTGGTGGCTGTAGCGCGACGTCCATGGGGCGACCGACTCGACGAGCCTCGCGCCGTCGGGCGGCTCCGCGCCGTCCACGGCCCCGACCGCCACGTAGTCGCCTGGCCTGAGCCCCGGGTCCCGGAAGAACCAGACCTTGAGCGAGGACGCCCCGGATGGCCCCACGGCCCCCTGCGAGGCGCCCGCGGCCTCCTCCACGCGGACGCCCGTGAAGACGCTCCGCGCCCACGACGACCCGTCCATGCGCCACGTCGTGACGGTGTCCCACGCGATCATCTGAGCCCCCTGTACATGAGGCCGGTGCCGGCGAGCCACGGGCGCACGGCGTCGGCGTCCCCGAACGCCGCGCCCTGGTCGGCGTCGGCGTAGGTTCGGCTCGTCGAGCCCACCGTCTCGCTGCGCAGGAGGCCGCGCTCGTCCGCACCGGCCACGCGGTCCACGAGGGCGCACACCGCGTGGCGGTAGCGGCGGTAGAGGCGGGCCGGCACGTCGGCAGGGGCAAGCTCGCGGGCGCGGGCGGCCGCCTCCGGGAGCGCGGAGGCGAACTCGGCCTCACCCAGGCGGCCGCCGTGCACGCCGGCGTAGAACTCGTATGTCGGCAGCGGCCTAGCCACCGTAGGTCACGCCGGAGAGGTCGACGGTGTAGACCTCGCCGCCCTGCTTGGCCTCGGCCTTCGCCTTGTCAGCGAAGGTGCGGAAGGTGAAGCTCTTCTGGCCTTCCTTCAGCGCCACGATCCAGCCGTCGTCGCAGTCGGCGAGGTCGGAGACCTTCCAGTCGCCCGACGGCGTGGTCTTGCCGACGTATCCGGTGCCGGAGAGCGTGAGCGCGAGGTAGAATCCGGTGCGGTCGCTCTCGCGGGAGCTGAACTCCGGCCACTCGGTCTCGGCGAGCTCGCCCGCGACCTCGATCTGGGTGCCGTTCTGCGAGACCTCCACGGAGCCGAGCTGCTGGAAGGTCACGCTACCGATCCCGGTGGGGCCGTCGGCCGGCTTGCCGGCGGCCGCCTCTGCTCCGGGGTCGGCTACTGAGGGTCCTCGATCGTGCCCACAACGATGCCGTCGATGAGCTCGCCGTAGAGCGCGAGGCCGTAGATCGCCACGGTGTCGGTGGTGAGGTTGTCGTAGTGCACGTCGTGGTGCACGCCGATGTATCCGGTCTCGTCGCCCGTGAAGTCGAACGCCTTGGCGATCTCGGCGTTCTTGGGGTTGGTGTAGTAGAGGATGATGTTGTTCTTGGCGGTGCCGACGACCTTGCCCTGCTCGATGCCCGTGTGGACGAGCACGTCGTAGAGGCCAAGGAAGTTCTTGACGTAGGTCATGCCGAACGCGGTCTGCACCGTCACGTCGGTGTCGGCGAGGTAGTCGGCGATGTCGAGCGGGTTGACCATGTAGAGCAGGTCGGAGTCGGCGACGTCGTAGTCCTCGTAGAACACCTTGAGCTGGCCCCAGGTATTCGCGAGCGCGCCCTTGAGGCCGGTGCCGGAGGCCTCGCCGGTGCCGGTCACGACGAAGTTGAAGAACGACTTGCGGATGAGGCCCTGGATGTCCTTGACCATCTGGTCGTCGGTGTCCGTGACGGCCTGCTCGTAGCCCTTCTCGTTGATCGCCTCGAGCGTCACCTGCTTGCGGTACTTCTTGACCGTGAGCTCGAAGGTGTCGTCGACCTCGGTCTGGTACTTGCTGAGCGGAATGACCTCGCCCTCGGCGACCTCGCCGCTCTCGAGCTTGCCGGTCACCTTGTAGGTCTTGATGTTCTGGCCGGGCACCTTCTCGACCTTGCGGGTGATGCCGAGCACCTCCTGCAGAACGCGGATGCCCTTGTTGAACGTAGCGACGAAGTCGACCTCGCTGACCTTGGCGAAGTCGGCCGCCTTCATCATCTTGGGGTCTGTTGCCATTGATCTCCCATCCTAGATTCCGAACAGGGAGCGGTTCTCGGCGATGAGGCGGCGGCGCTCGGCCGGGTCCTTGACGTCGAGGATCTGCTCCTTGGTGAGCTTCGGCGCGCCCGCCGGCTTGCCGCCGGTCGAGCCGGGCTGCGCCGGCTGCGCGAAGAGGTAGGGCTTCTGCTCCTTGAGCGCGTCGACGTCGCCGCCGAGCGCCGCGAGCGCCGGGCGCGCGAGCTCGCAGTCGATGCAGCCCGCCCCGGTCAGCGCAGCGTCAGCCTTTGCGGCGTCGCGCTCCGCCTCCATGTCGGCCAGTTGCTTCTCGATCGCGTCGATGCGGTCCTCGGCGGTCTTCCTGCCGCCTGCCGCCGCCTCGAGCTGCTCCTCGAGCTCCTTGATGCGCTTGTCGCGGTTCGCGATGTCGCGCTCCAGCTTGTGGACGTTCTGGTCACCCTTGCCCTCTCCCGCGCCCGGGTCCTGGGACTTCGCGCCCTCGCCGTTCTCGGGGTCCTGGGGCTCGGGCGGGTCCTGGGGCGTTGCGCCCTCTCCGCCCGGCTTTGCGGGGTCTCCTGCCATGTCCGCACCTCCTCATGCGTGGTGGGCGGGGCCCGCCCCCGCCTCCTGCCGGGAAGTGTCCGTCCGGGGTAACGGCGCACGAAAAAGCCCCGCTCGCGCGGGGCTCAGGGCTGTCTATTCGGTTGTTTGGTCGGGGCTACTCGCCGTCCTCCCGGCCGGCGTACGGGTATGGGGCCTCCACGCCCGGGATGGGGCCGTCGAAGTCGAACACCTTGGGGTACTGCCTGTAGAGCCCGTCGTAGCGGATGAGCGCGACCATCGGCTTCGGCGGCAGGGACTTGATGTCGTCGAGATACGAGTCGACCGTGTTGTCGCCCTCCTGCATGCGCTTGTAGATCATCCTGCCCTGGAGCATGACCGCCTCGTGGTAGTCGTTCCCGTCGATGCCGAGGCTCCGGCACTTCTCCTCGAAATCAATGACCATCTAGAAGGACCTCCACGATCACGTCGGCTAGCCTGTTCTTGCCGCGCCCGTTCATGGCGACGAACCGGATGCTCTCGGCGATAAGCTCTGAGTCTTGCGTGCCCGTGTCGGCTCTGCCTACCGCATACCACGAGATCGCCGAAGCCTCTTCCGCCGCCTTGCCGGATAGCACGATTTGCCCCTTGCGGTCGTCGTAGGCGACGCTGTATCCGACCGTCTTAAGTGCTTCTTCAATTTTAGCACTTGACCTGCTGATTCTCAACGCGCCGCCCCGCTCGCGCCAGCGGATGAGCCGGTCGGCCTCGCGCTCCCACTCCGCACCGGACGTGAGCCTCCACTCGGCCGCATGCGCGACCTCGTGGAACATGATCTGCTCCACATCGTCCATGGAGCGCCCCCCGATGCCGGACGGGCTGATGCGGATGACGAGGTCGCTGTCGCCGCGCCGCTCGGCCTGCGCGATCACGCCTCTACCGAGCCTGGACGTGGTGACGAACTTCAGGTTCCTGGCGGGGCCGCCCACGAAGCCGATGCCGTGCTCGATGCCGGACATGATGGCGGCGCGCGTCTCCGGCGTGAGATTCGCAACTCCGGAGCCGATGTCGGGGCGTATGCCGATGCGGTCGTACATCGTGCGCCCGAGATCCCGTGAAGAGAGGTACGCCGTCCTCGCCGCTGCCGTCGCGCTTCCGAACGAGCCCTCGAACGCGGCCGCCTTCGCGCGGCGGGCGCTCAGGGCCCCGGTGGACAGGCTGCGCGGCTGCCTGCCGACGCCGTAGGCGCGCTCCCGCTCGTAGTCTCGCGGCAGCCCCTTCTCGGCGCACCACTGGCGCACGCGGGCCTGCTGCCGCCCGAGCAGCACGCGCTTATCTGCCATGTCGAGCCCGAGCTCGCGCCCGGTGGCGATCTCGCGCTTCGTCCTGCGGATGGCCAACTCGTAGCGGCGCTGCCTCTGCGTTGCCTCGTAGTACTCGTCGGAGGTCATGCCGGTGAGGCGCTCCTGCTCCGACCAGTCCGTGTCGGGGAGCTTCGAGTAGCCCTCGACGTAGGGCGTCATGGTGTGCCGGCAGTTCGCGCCGCAGAGCCCGGTGACCGTGCCGTAGCCGGTGGACTCCGCGAGGCCGGGGTAGTCGGGCGAGGAGCCGGAGCGGCTGAACACCTTCCCCTGCCACGCCGCGTGCGACGGGCGCGCGCCGAAGTGCGCGGAGGTGAACACGAGGTCCACGCCCCACTCGTCCATGCGGCGCATGAGCAGGTCGTTGCGTGCCTGGTTCCACTGGGTCACGACGTGCCGCCTGAGCGCCGCGTCGACGGCTGTCGAGACGCCGCTCCGGTAGTCGATCGTCTGCAGCCCCGCGTCGGCGAGCGCCGCGCACCCTCGCTCCATGGCCGCTCTTCGCGAGCCGCCGGACTCCACCTCTGCCACCGCTTGCGCGGTGATGCGGTACCAGGAGTCGGCGAGCGCGTCGCACATGGCCACGTTCTGCCGGCGCATGATCTCGGCCACGCCGCGGGCGGCCTCCGCGGCCCTCAGGGCGGCGTAGCCGGTGTCGTAGGCATCGACTGCCGCCCATGTCTTGAGCGCGTCGAGCATCGCCTCGTCCTCCGCGGCCAGCGCCTCCTCGAAGGCGGCGGCGCACTCCTCGTCGACGCGGCCCTCGTACTCCGCCCACACGGCGAGCGCGGCGTCGCGCGAGAGCCGGGCGAGCACGGCGAGGCGGTCTGGGTTGGACACGCCCTGTTCGAGCATCTGCGCGAACTCGCGGGTGAGGCGCGCGACGAACTCCTCCTGCGAGCCGTGGACGATCTCTGCCGCCAGGGCGTCGAATCGGTCGGCGGCCATGCGCTACGCGAGCCCGAGCTGGGCGTCGAGCGCGGCGCCGGACGGCGCGCCGACAGCCTCGCCGGTGAACGCGCGGGCATCCTCCTCGGTCATGCCGTAGAAGCGCTGGAGGTACGCCCAGCGCGGGCAGAGCCCCCGCGCGATGTCGTCCTTCATCTGCGATCGCGCGGTGGCGGTGTCCTCGATGACGGAGTCGTCCCAGGCGACCGAGCACTCCGGGACCTCCTTGAGCGTGCGGCCGGAGAGGTGCGACCAGGCGGCGTAGGAGCCGCGCAGCGCCGCGGAGATGCGCATGCCAGCCAGGTTCTCGTTGCGCCTCACGGTGCGCAGCAGCACCGAGTTGTCGCTCACGACCTCGGTGGCCGTGCGCAGGCCCGAGCTGCGGGTGAAGCTGAAGTAGTTGGGGCCGAGCCCGCACTTGAGGCTCATGAGCGAGAGAGCGTCGTCGATGGAGCGCTCGGACTCCTCCACGCGCATCTCGGGGTTGTACACGGTGATCGGCACGCGGTCGCCAACGGTGCCCGACACGCGGCTGAACAGCACCTCGTCGAGCGTTGTGGTGAGGTCCACGCGGCCGGTCGCGGGGTCGCGGGCGACCATCTCGTCGTCCATGAACACGCGCGGCGTGGAGAGCTTCACGTGCCAGTAGAACTGGTTGAACGCCTCGTCCAGGAGCTTCACGGCGTCGACGCCGTCGTCGAACACGGAGACGCCGAGCGGCGTGGCGTCGTCGTAGGTGTTCCCGATCGCTGGCGTCACGAGCCCGTAGGGGCACGCCTCGGTGCCGAGGTCGAGCTCGGCGATGATGCCCTCGGGGAACACCTCCTCGTCGGAGCGGCCGGGGTCGAAGAGGCGCGTGCGCATGCGGTAGAGGCCCGTGTCCGGGTTTGGCTCGCACACCTTGAGCTGGTGCAGGCGACGCCCGGCCACGTACACGTCCGAGGCCACCGCGCACGACACGCTCTCGCGCTCGTCCGCCTCGAGCTGCAGGAGGTAGAGCGCGTCGTACCAGCGCATGCGCGCCCGCCACGACCCGTCTGCGGCCTGCTCGAAGTCGGGGAAGAGCGCGGCTGTGCCGACGGCCATGGCGCGGGAGAGCGCCGGGGCGGAGGCGGCGATGAGCCCGGGGACGGTCGCGTCGAGCCAGCCGCGCATGCCCTCGTCGTCGCACGACACCTCGCTGCCCTCGCTGGCCATGAGCGCGGCGTGCTCGTCGCACACCATGCGCGCCGGGCGGAGCGTCATGTGCTCGATCTCGACCGTGCGGCCGCCGACGTCGCGCTTGAGCGGGCGGTAGTACTCGCTGGAGCAGTCGTACCAGCTCCACCACGCCTCGATGTTCTCGTCCATCGACGTGTCGGGCTCCAGGCCCTCGCCCTCGAGCGCCCTGAGCGCCCATCCCGGGCTGGTTGTGCGCGCCATGCGGCCTCCCTGCTAGACCATCTTCCTGTCTGCTATCAGGGTCGCGACGGCGTAACGCACCGCGTCGATCGCGTGGTTGTCGAGGTCGGGGAGGGTGCCCGTGGGCTCGCCGTCGGGGGTGAGCGCGTAGGCGTAGGAGGGGAACTCGGACGCCGCCAGCGCCGCCCTGGGGTCGATGACGATCGCCGCGCGGTTCTGCAGCCACCTGACGCCCGAGCGCACGCCGAACGCGCCCTGCTTCGGCGCCTCCTGGGCGCGGATGCCGGCCTGGCGGAAGTCCTCGACGCTCTTGGGCTCGGCGGAGTCGCACACGACTGGCGCGAACGGCTCCGGATCGCCGCCGTCGGCGGGCTCCTTCATCCTGGCGAGCACGAGCTCGGCGGACTCTGGGTTCGTGAGGCCAGTCCCGGAGATGCAGTCGAGCACGTAGAGCGTGCGCGTCGCCGGCACGTAGCCGACCTTCACCCAGCAGAACGGGTCGCGCGCGAAGCCCCAGTCCACGCCGTAGAGGCACATCCTGATGCGCCGGCGCTCCTCCTCGCCGACCTCGCGCACCACGGCGCGCGGGAACACCTCGTTGCCCCAGCCCACGGGCTCGCCCAGGTACTCGTGGCGGTACGCCTCCTCGTCGGCCGCCTTGAGCGCCTCCGCGTCCTCGATGAGCTGGGCCGGGAGCCAGCCGTCCGGCATGTCGGTGTAGTTCGCCCGGTACACGGGCGTGCCCGCCGCCCTCAGCTCCTCGATCTTGCGGTTCGCCCACGAGTCGCGGGTGCGCGGCGGATTGAAGCTGTGGAAGCGGAAGAAGGGCGCGCCCTCCGGCGCACCGCGCGTGGCGGACTGGTAGACGCGGCGCAGCTCCGCCATGCCGGCGAACTGGTCGGCCTCCTCGATCCAGAGGTAGGCGTAGTAGGTGTCGCCGGGCGCCTTGATGGCCTTGGTCTTGGCCGTGTTGTCGCCGCCGCGGAAAGTCACGACCTGGCCGGTCGAGCGGCGGCGGATGCGGATGGGAGAGACCGTGCACTCGAACTCGTCTTCGGCGCCGAGCATGCGGATGGCCCAGAGCATCTGCTCGTAGACGCCCTCGCGGATATCCTTGCCGGTCTTCACCATGACGAGCGCGGAGCGGTCGTGGTTGTTGAGCATGCCGTACGCGATCTCGAGCGAGATCCACGAGGACTTGCCCGAGGCGCGCCCGCCGTACGCCCAGTAGTCGCCGCCGAGGCCGGCCGAGACCGCGCGGTGCGCCGGGATGAACGGGTCAGCCACCAGAAGCGAGAAGTCGCGCACGAACGCGTCGGGCTCCTCGGGGGCGTCCTCGGGCAGCAGGTCGACGAGCGTCTTGCCGAGCTGCGAGACGCCCGAGATCGCGCCCTTGTCGATGGCGCCGAAGTCGGTCTTGTAGACGAGGTTGGCGAGCGACTTGTCGAAGGCCTCGCTCATGCCGGCGATGACCTCGGCGCGCGTCTTGGTGGCCGCCGCGGCCGCCGCGCGCCTGAGCTCGGCCAGCCTTTTATTGACCTGCGGCTTGGCCTCGAGCACGCACGCGCGGCTGTCCACGGTGGCGTCCTTCATGCGTCGGGCGTTCTCGTAGACCTCCCGGTACGCCCTGCGCTGCGACAGGCCCCTCATGCGGGCCTGGCAGTACATCTCCTGCTTCTGTGTGAGCGCGTCCCCCTTCATGGAACCCATCGTGGGGGATGCCTCACGACCTGCGCCGGCGCTCCTTGAACAGCGACTGCCTCAGGGCGTTCGCGCGGGCGTCCTCCCGCCTGCGGTGCTCCATCTCGTGCAGGTAGCATCCCTTGCAGAGCCCCATCTTGCGGGCTCTCGGGCTCTCGGTCCACACCGGGCGCTCGTCGCAGCGAGAGCAGAGCGGCGCCCTCACCTTGCTCCAGCGGCCCTTGCGCGAGCGGCGGTTGCGTATGGCGCTCGGCGAGTGGCGCGGGATGAGGCGGGCGAGCTCCTCGGCCGTCATGTCCGGGTGCCCGAGGAGCACGTCGTCCTCCTCGGGCGTCCACCTCTCGTACCCGATTCTTTTTCGTGTTGGTTTCGTGGATGCGACAAACGTCGCATCTCGGCGGGCCGTCAAAGCGCGCCGCCGATCGCGCCGCCTATCGCCAGCCCGGCGAGCACGGCGCCCACCGAACCCGCGATGATGAGGGCCGCGAGTGCGGCCCATTCCCAGATCTTCAACTTTAACCACATCCCGCTCGCCGGCGGGGCGCCCTGCTGCAGATGGTATCACTCCGCGGGCCACACGCCGCACGACTCCGCGCCCTCGATCGTGACGTCGAAGCCGGGGTCCGCCTGGGCCGGCGCGCCGGGCTCCCCGAGGGTGCAGCCGTCGTCGCGACCGACGGCCTCGCCGCCCCGCGCGGTGCACAGGAGCTCGGGCTCGGAGGTGAATCCGGCCGGCAGGCGGGCGGCGGCGAGCGCGCAGCCCGGGCACGGGACGACCTCCCTCATGCCCCCACCCCCCAGATCCTGACGTAGAGCCCGCTCGGTTCCCACCACGCCTGGTAGACGTGCTCCTCCACGATGAGCCTGTCGTCGGCGACGAATCCGAGCCGCTGCATGGCGTCGAAGAGGGCCTTGCAGCTGTTGTCGATGTCGGGCTTCTGCGCATACGGCTCGCCCTGCCGGTGCCTCCCCTTGAGCGGGTAGCACCAGCGGACCTCCACCGCGCATGCCCCCGTGAGGGGCCGTGGCGGCCTGTGCGGGGCGATCGCGGCCTCTATGGCGTCTCTGGCCTTGGCTAGTGCTTCGGAGTCGTATACGCGGCCTGAGCGCCCGTCGTAGCGCTTCCCGTTGGCCCCGGTGGCCGTCGGGGGGCGCCTCATGGGCGCGAAGAACTCGATCACCCCCTCCCCAGGCACCGGTCGCACCTCCTCTGGCGCTTGAACCGCGGGCGGAACTCCTCCCCGCACGCGCAGCACCGCCTCGGCCGCATCTCGGCTTTGCTGATGGCGGCGTTGAGCCTCACGATCTCGAGCGCGCCCATGAGGGTCTCGCGGTCGGCGTAGGGGCGCCCGATCCGGTAGAGCCCGATGTTCTCCGCCTGGGTCACCGCCACGAGGTTCTCGGGGTCGAGGTTCGACTTGTCGCCGTCGGCGAAGAGCACCACCTCGCCGGGGCGGAGCCTCCGCCCGTTCGCCTCCTTCCACACCAGCCGGTGCTTCATCACCCACTGGTCGTTCGCCTTCTCGCGGCGGTGCTGGGCGACGTGCACCTCGATGTAGCCGTCCTTCGTCACGCGCTCAGCGCCCACGGGCAGCGTGTCCCAGGGGAGGCCGCCCCTCTTGAACTGGGTCGCCCGCATGCGCTCGCGGCTCTCCTCGGGTATGCCCATCTCGTCCCACGTGCGCCCCTTGTTAGCCGGCGCGTGCCCCTTCTCGAAGCGCCCGCCGGCGGTGCCGGACCTGACCCCGAGGCGCGCCTTGGCGTTCTTGACGCGCGACCGCGTGGGCCGGATGCCGAACTCCGCATCGAACGCGTCGGCTATCTCGCGCTCCGTACGCCCGGGGATCGCGGCGCGCAGGAACTCGTCGTACTCCGGGTGCCCGCGCCAGTCGATGTGTGCGTCGTCCTTCCTGATCCCGCGGTCGTGCGCCCACGACGCGAGCGACGCCGCGGAGGGCGCCCAGCCGAACTCCGCGCGGAACGCCTCCAGCAGCTCGGCGTTTGGCGTCGACGGGTAGCGCTCCGCGAGCCAGGCCGCCTCCCCGGGCGTCTTGCGCCTCATCGGAACCCCTCCGGCAGCGCCGGGTGCGCGTCGGCGGCCTGGTCCATGAACACCGCGGCCCTGAGCGAGTTCGCCCGGCTCTGGTTGATCTGCGCGGCGACCGACGCGACGGCCCGCGAGCGCTTGACCTCTCGCTCGAGCTCCTCGTCGGTGAGGGAGTCGTCGTTCAGGCGCTCCAGGCACTCGAACAGGTGGTTGTCGAGGTCGATCTGCTTGTTCCTGGCCATCAGGCCCCCTCTCCCAGCGCCTCGCGGATGCGGTGGGCCACGGCCCTCATGCGCGAAGAATGGCAGTCGTACTCGGTATCTCCGCCGGTGCACTCTCGACGGTCCAGCGCCGAGCACGGGCTCAACTCGCTCGCAGCTTCGTCCATCACTCGCTCACCCCCGCCAGCGCCTTGCAGCGGCGCACGAGGTCGCGGGCTTTGGCCGCGTTGCACTTTTCCACGGTTTCATCCAGCATCTCCGAGGTCTCGCAGCCACAGGGCATGTGGGCGAAGTACTCGCATGCCTCCTTCCTCGCGTCCTCCTCGATGCGCTCCCAGCTGTCGGAAGGCTCGGGCTTGGTGTGGGTGAGCCCGCATGCGGCGACCCATACGCCAAGTTCCATGCTCTCGTCCTTGATGCGTATTTCTTTGACTATCGGGTCGATGCCCGTAACCTTGTAGGGCCCACCGTCCTCTATGATCCACACCGTCTCCCCCTCGCGCAGCGGCTTTCCATCCGCTGCGAGGACTGCCGGGCGCTTGACGCGCTCGCCGTAGAACGCATTGAACTGCGCTTTCCTGTCGCAGAAGTCATACAGCGAGAAACACTTGCCGATGAACTGCACCTGCTGGACGGTGTACGTCTTGCCGTCCTTGCCCATGAATTCGTCCCCGATGTGCACCGGCTCGCCGTCCTCGAACCTCGGCCACGCCTCGACCAGCCACTCCATTCCTTCGGGCATGAGGCGCGGCTCCATGTCTGCTATGCGCTCCTTGAGCGCCTTGATCTCCTCGTTGCGCTCGCGGATGAGCCGGCTCATGCCGTGCATGGCCTGGCCGCGCCTCCTGGACTCGTCGGCCTTCTTCTCGTAGCGCGCGTCCAGGTTGGCGCGGTGGCGCCGGTACTCGGCCTCGGCGGTCTCCAACTCCTCTCGCAACCCCTTCGCCTCCTGGCGAGCCTGGTCCCGCTCGGCGCGGTGCTTCGCGGCGGATAGCTGCTCCTCGTACGTCATGCCTCGTCCTCCTTCCCAAGCAGCTCGCGCAGGCGCGACCTTCTCCTCGTACATCGCGGGGTACTCGTCGCTGACCTCATTGGTGGGCAGCAGCCACACCGCGGCGCTGAACCCGTCGATCCATTCGACGATCTCGCGTATCTCCTCGCTCTTGCTCATGCTTCTCCGTTCCTGGTTATCCTCGCGCGCGGTGCCCCACGCTCGGGGGGCGTGGCGTGGCTGCGGCCCCCTGGCGCGCAAGCTGTGCGCGCGGCCTGTCCCGCGCACAGCGTGCCACGGCCACACCCCCCGCGTGGGGTGGTACACCTACCTCCGTAAGGAGGTAGCCCACACGCATGTCCGGGCGCTTCGGCTGTGATTCCCAGCCGTCAAGCCGCCGGGGCTTTAAGGCTTGCGCGTGCGCAGCCGTCATGCCCCGTCTCCAGACACCTCGTCGTCCCATCCAATCGCCTCGGGAGAGGCAATAGAATAGACCGCTTCCTGCTTCCCGTTCTCTCCCGTGACCGCCTTCTCGAGGGGCCACCATTTCTTCTTCGACCACGCCGACTTCGCTGTCCCGAAGATCGAGCTGAACTCGGGAAGCTCGTCGTCGCGGCGCTTTGGCCAGATCTTTTCAAGCTCCGCGTATACGGCCTTCTTCGTGGCCCTCACGCCGGCCGCCTCGCACGCGCGCACCGCGTCGGCGAGCATGCCGGCCTTCTCGCGGCCCTCGCGCTCGTAGCGCCTCTTCGTGGAGCTCGACCCCTTCCTCTGGCGCTGCTGCCAGGGCAGCGCCTCGCCCTCGACGGAGAGGTCGGAGAGCGACCCGTCAGCGTCGGGGCGGTGCACCGGGTAGTCGAACCACAGGTTCCTCGGCTCGAACTTCGGGAACTCGCGGAGGGTGCCCTCCACGCGCCACGCCGTCCAGCCTCTGGATGCCTCCCTCGCGGCCTCAGACGCCGCCAGGAGGGCGCGATAGGTCTCCCCGGGTAGGTTGTCCGCGCCGTAGCGGCAGAGCTGTGCCGGGCCGCTCTGGGCCTCCAGGCCGACGCGGTCGCGCCAGCCGGGCTCGCGCTCGTCCATGACGCGCTGCATGGCCTCCCACGCCAGCGACGTCGCGCGCGCCTCGCGGCACGCGTCGGTGAGCTCGAGCTCGGTCATGTCCAGGAGCGCGTCGGGGTCGCGGGCGAAGACGCCCGACCCGCTCGCGCGGTCCATGGAGCGCTTCTGGCCCTGCAGGCCCTTCGAGTGGTGGTGGCAGTACACCACCGCGCACCCAAGGCTCGAGGCCACGAGGTCGAACTGGTTGCAGAACGCCGCCATCTGGTCCGCGCTGTTCTCGTCTCCGGTTATGACCTTGTAGATCGGGTCGATCACCACCACGTCGTAGGCCATGTTCCGCGCGCGCCGGATGAGCTTCGGCGCGAGCTTGTCCATGGGCACGCTCTTGCCTCGCAGGTTCCAGACGTCGATGGAGCCGATGTTCTCCGGCTTCCACCCGAGCGCCGCGTAGACGTCCCGGAAGCGGTGCAGCGCGCTCGCGCGGTCGAGCTCGAGGTTCACGTAGAGCGCGCGGCCCTTGGCGCACGGGAACCCGAGCCACGGCCTGCCCTCGGCGATCGAGCAGCACAGCCCGATGAGCGCGAAGCTCTTTCCGGCTTTGCTGGGCCCCGCGAGCAGCATCTTGTGCCCGCGCCTCAGCACGCCCTCGATGAGGGGAGGGGAGAGCTCGGGCATGTCGTCCCAGACGGCCGCCAGGCTCTCGGGGTCGGGCAGGTCGTCCTGGACCTCCTGCACCCACTCCCACCACTCGTCCCACGACGCCTTGCCGCAGGCTGTGGCGATGAGGTGCTGCTTGCGGCCGCCGCGCCGGACGCCCGGCATGCGGCTGAGGCGGCTCGGGTTCTTGTTCTGCGCGTCGGGCTCCAGGCCGTTCTTGCGGCACACCTCGTAGAGGCGGTCGACGCGACGGCGGTACTCGTCGTAGTCGGATGCGCCGATGCGCACGACCGCGTGCACGCTCTTGCCGCCGGAGTCCACGACCGCGGCGCACGGGAGCTCGAGCTCGCGGATGAGCGCGAGCTGCATCTCGCGCGGGAGGCTGTCCGACTCTACGAGCGCGTAGCGGAAGTCCGCCACGTTGGCGTTGCGCACGCCCTTGCCGTCGAGCGGGTTGAACCGTATCCAGGCGCCCGCCTCCGGGTTCCAGTCGCCGAGCACGCGACCGACGTCGCCGCCGCACGTCTCAAGCTCCGATATGAGCTCGCCAGCGGTCCTGGTGTAGACGCCCTTGTCGGCAGGTATCCAGCGCCCGTCCCGCTCGAAGCTGCGCACCGCGTACCCCACGCGGTCGTCCTCCTCGAAGAGCGCGCGCAGGTAGGCCGTGAGCTCGCCCACGGGGTCCCACTCCGCGTCGGTGGGCACCGGGACGGGGTCGCCCTCGAGCCAGGTGCTGTCCACGATGGGGCTGCCTGACGGCGACACGGCGTCGTCCCAGCCGATCGCCTCGTCGGGCATCTGCCTCGCGGCCGGGCGCCAGCCGCGGTCCATGGCCATCTTGGCCACGGTGCCGGAGCGCACGCGCCCGCCGCCGGACCCGAAGCCCGCCCACTTCTTGGCGCACTCGCCCTCGTGGTAGCGCGCCGGGTCGCGCCGGCTCCAGCCGTCCCAGGCCTCGAGCGGAAGGCCGCTCTCGTGGAGAGCCATGCCGACCTCGAGCCATTCCTGATACGAGAGCCTGGCCGGGTCTATGTACACGAGCGCATCGGCGAGGTCGCCGTGCTCATCGCCTCTGGCCATGCCGATCGCCTTCCTTCGCCCCGTCAATGGCGGACTTCATCTGCTTCTCCCACGACCCGAGCGTCGCCGCTGCCGGCAGCAGCTCATCGACGATGCACCGGGCGACGACGCGCCCGTCCTTGTCACCGCACCTGTCCAGCGCCTCCGCCGCGAGCCCGAGCGCCGTCTTCACGCGGCCGCGCACGTCCCTGACGTCCGAGAGCGTCACGAGCGCGAGCCGCCCGACGGGCCTCACAGCGGGTCCCCCGGGACGTAGGTGGCCGGGTCCATCGCCGCCGGCGTGCGCCAGCTGTTCGCGCTGATGCGCGATATGGCGCGGCTCGCCTGGTCGAGCGTCCACGTGCCCACCTTGCGGAAGCCGCGGGACTCGAGGAACCTGATCTGCTTGGGCGTGGAGAGCCCGGCCTCGCGGCGCTTGGCGAGCCGGTCGAGCAGGAGCGACGCCTTGCCGGCGCACGTGGCGTCGCCGGCGTCGATCCCGTAGCCCTCGAGCGCCTTGACCTGCTTGCCGGACGCGGGCGCGGCCTCCCACGGGAAGCTCGGCGCGTAGCCGGACAGGTCCTCGGCGCCGATCGACATCTCGAACTGCAGCGGGTCGACCAGGCGGCGCTTCTTGCGGCGCTGCTCGGCGAGCTCCTTGGCGAGCGACTCCTCGCGCTGGGCGACCACGTCCTCGCTGGCCTGGCGCTCGACCTCCCCCAGGTCCTCGGGGCAGCCCTTCGCCTCGAGGATCTCGGTCATGCGGTCGGCGACGTCGGGGCTCTGCGCCACGAGGTGCGCCGGGCGGCAGAGCTCGTGGCGGTCGGTCATCCACAGGAAGTCGAGCAGGAGCAGGCGCTTCTTGCCCGTCTCGGGGCTGAGGCGCGTGCCGCGGCCCACCATCTGGCAGTAGAGGCTGCGCACCTTGGTGGGGCGCAGCACGACGATGCAGTCGACCGACGGGCAGTCCCAGCCCTCGGTGAGCAGCATCGAGTTGCAGAGCACGTCGTAGCGGCCCGCGGCGAAGTCCGCCAGCACATCGGCCCGGTCGTCGCTCTGCCCGTTCACCTCCGCCGCGCGGAAGCCCCGGGACGCGAGCAGGTCGCGGAACTTCCTCGAGGTCTTGATGAGCGGGAGGAACACCACGGTGCGCATGCCGCGGAGGCCGGCGCCCTCGAACTCGTCGGCGATCGCCGGCAGGTAGGGGTCGAGCGCCGTGCCGACCTCCTCGAGCGCGTAGTCGCCCGAGCGCGTCGACACGCCGCGCAGGTCGATGTCGAGGGGGATGGTCTGCGCCTCGATGGGCACGAGGTAGCCGTCGCGGATCGCTGCCGGCATTGTGTACTCGTAGGCGAGGCTGTCGAACACCTCGCCGAGGTCGCGGCGGTCGCCGCGGTCGGCGGTGGCTGTCACGCCGAGCACCTTCGCGCCCTCGAAGTAGTCGAGGACGGTGCGGTACATCTGCGACACGGCGTGGTGGGCCTCGTCGACGATGATGAGGGTGAAGCGGCCCGGCCCCAGCGCCTCGAGGCGCCGCTCGCGCATGAGCGTCTGCACGGAGCCGACGGTCACGCGCTCGAAGGTGCCGACGCTCGTGTCGCCGGCCTTCTCCACCGAGCACGCGAGCCCCGTCGCGCGGCGGAGCTTGTCCGCCGCCTGCTCCAGGAGCTCGCCGCGGTGGGCGAGGATGAGCACGCGCCCGCCCCGCTCCACCTCGCGCCTGGCTATGTCGTTGAACACCACGGTCTTGCCGCACCCGGTCGGGAGAACGAGGAGCGTGCGGCGGCGGCCGAGCGCCCACTCGCGCTCGATCGCCTCCACCGCCTCCCGCTGGTACGGCCTGAGCTCGACGTCCATACTAGAACGCCCCCGGCTTCATGGCCTGCTTCTGGGCCTGGCGAACGGCGTCGTCGACCACGGCATGCGTGCGCGCGTCGGCCGGAATCGCGTCCGCCGTCGGCGCGTACGGGGCCTGCACCCGCGCGGCGGGCGCCTCGGGCGCGAGCCAGCGGTCGACGTCGTTGTAGGTGCTGCCGTTGTACTCGCGCGTCTTCACGCGGCAGCGCCCGCAGCGCCCGGCGATGCGCGTCCAGTCGGGCTTGAACGGCTTGTCGTCGCCCTTGTCGTGGAGACCGATCGACGTGAAGAAGTCGACGATCTTCCACATCGTCTTCTTGTTGAGGAACAGCCGGTCGAACAAGTGGGCGGCGCGCGGCGCGTCCGTCAGCTCGATCTCGATGCGGGCGACCGGGCACGGGGCCATCTTGTCAGATCCGTTGTGGTACTGGCGCTCCATCGAGACCACGCGGAAGCCGTACTCACCGGCGGGGACGGGCTCGAAGTCGGAGCCGCTGCCCTCGATCGCGTCGTCCCATCCGAGCGCCTGGTCCATCGTGTCTGCCATGTCTCTACTTCCCTTCCGCCGGCATGCCGGCATCGATGTACTGCTTGATCTGCGGGACGACCGTCTCCGCCCACGCGGCGAGGTCGGGCGCGATCGACTCGAATGGTGTTCCCTCGGTCACGTAGCCCGTGCGGCGCGCCACCGCGACCACGAATTCCTGCCGGCCGATGCCCGCCTCGGCGAGCATGCCAGCGAGCTTCCGCAGGTGCTCGGGCGCGCGAGGCGGCACGGGCTCCTCCGCGTAGGGCTCGCCCACACCTCGGTTGTCGCCGCCCTCCATGGCCACGTCGGCCCCGTCGAAAGGCACCGGCATGTCGCGCGCCGCCTCGATCTCGGCCTGCGTCACGGACGCGGCGGCGGAGAAGCTGGGCACCGGGACGTGCGGGGCGATGTATGACCAGTCGAGCGGGAGCTCGTCGGGGAGCCCCCAGCGGTTCTTGGCGTCCCACGTGGCCGCGTGCGTCGTGTACATCACGCGGTCCTTGCCGTTCTGGGCCTTGCACTTGCCGTTCTCGTCCTTCACGACGATCGAGCGGTAGTTCAGGAACAGGACGGCGTCCGCCCACTCCTTGAGCATGGGCGCGGTGTGCTTGCGCGCGAGCTTGAGCTCCCAGCGGTCGTAGGCGCCCATCTCGTCGGGCTGCTCGAACTTCACGATCTGGGCGTGCGCCGTCACGCACACGTTGAGCCCGCGCTCGCAGCACTCGGACAGGAGGTTCAAGAGCTTCCCGAACTCCTCCTTCACGTAGACGTAGCCCTTGCCGTAGCCGAAGTCCTCGATGCCGGACTTGCCGGCGCGGGCGCACACGTGCTCCTGGCAGAGGGACTCCGCCCAGTCGGCGGTGTCGACGACGAGCGTGCCTCCGCACTCGGCCGGGAAATCGCGCACCCATGCCACCTCGTCGAGGAGCATAGACCAGCTAGAGGGCGACGGCAGCCGCCGCACGTCGAGGTGGGCGCTGCCGCCCTCCGTGTCGATGAACAGCGGGCTCGGGAAGCGCGCGGCGAGCGACGACTTGCCGATGCCCTCGGGGCCGTACAGGAGCACCTTCTGCGGCTTGGGGACGACCCCCGACGTTATCTGGTATCCCATGTCAACTCCTTAGAACGAGCCCGGGACGAGCGGCGCCATGGGCGGGCGCATGCCGGGCTTCTCCTCGGTCGGCGCCGAGGCGACCCCGGCGGCCTCCTCCGGCGCGTCCTGGGCGGCCTGCTCCAGCCTCTGGCCCACGACGCGGCCGTCCTCGATCACCACGGTGCAGGTGCCGTCGGTGGCCACGCGCGTGCCGATCACCTGCAGGCCCTCGCCCTCGGCCCAGCGGCCGAACTCGGCGAGCTCCGCCGGGTCGAGCTGCTCCAGCTTGTCGACGAGCACGAAGCCGCACTCGGGCTTGAGGGCCCGCACGACGGCGGTCGCCGCGCGCAGCTGCTCCGAGGAGCTCATGTCGCCCCAGGCGCTGCCGCGGTAGGAGAGGCGGTGCTGCTCGTCGACGGTGAGGCCGTCGAGCGGCATCTCCGCGCCGTCCAGGAGCTCCAGGCGCTCGCGGCGCAGGCGGTCGATCTTCTCGGAGAGGGAGCCCGCCTCCTCCTTGAGCGCGTCTGCGTCCGCCTCGGCGTCGGCCTTGCGGCGGTTCTCGCGCACCTTCTCGTTGGTCGCGTCGATCTCGGCGAGCTCGCGCTCGATCTCGGCGGTCGACTCGTCCCTCAGCTGGCCGGCCGTCTTGGTGGCCGTCATGTAGTCGTCGGAGAGCATGAGCACGCGGTCCTTCGCGGCGGCCAGGGCGCCGCGCACGTCCTCCAGCCTCGCCTCGAGCGCGGACACCTCCTCGTGCGCCCGGTCGAGCTCGGCTCCGATCTCCTTCGCGCGCTCGCGCTTGCGCCGGTTCTCGCCGTTTCTGGCGAGCACCTCCTGCTGGCGCTCGATGAGCTCCATCGCGCTCACCGGCTCCTCGGGCACGCCGGCGTGGTACGGCATCTGGGCGGCCGAGTTCCGCTTCGTGCGCTCCTGGCGCGACACCTCGGTGCGGCGGTCGTAGAGGCCCTTGATCTCGCGGTCGTAGCGCTCGAGCTCGCCGCCCACGCCCACGAGTGAGAGAAGCTGGTCGGCCTTCTCGCGGTCGCTCATGGCCATGAAGCGCGGCAGGTCGAGGGCGAGCTCGCCGACGAAGCTGTCGAGCAGCGCCTGGCCGCTCTTCCTTCCGGACGGGTCGGTGACCTTGAGCGAGCCGTTCTTGCCTGAGCGCTCCACCACGAGCCCGTTCGAGAGCTCGACGTGCAGGCGCGCCGGCGTGGCCGAGCCCTCGCGGTCGGGCCGGCCGGGCTTCATGCGGTTGCCGCCGAGCGCCCACGCTATGGCGTCGAGCACGCTGGTCTTCCCCTGAGAGTTGCGCCCGCCGATCACGGTGAGGCCGGAGCCCTTTGGCTCGAGCGCCACGGCGCGGACGCGCTTCACGTTCTCCAGCTCGAGGCTGGCGATCTTGACGGGCTCACTCATGCTCGGCGCGCCCCTTCCCGATGATGCCGTGCTCCTTCTCCCAGTCGAGCGCGGCGTTTACGATCGACGCGACGAGGGCGCTGGCGCTCGCGCTGCCGGCCGGCTCCTCCGCCATGAGGACGGCGAGGCCGAGGCCGGTCGCCGCGCCGTGCGCGATCTGGTGGATGGGGACTACCTCGCCGTCGACCACCGCCCGGCTCGCCGGGGAAACGTTGGCGAGCTCCATGGCGGCCTCCCTCATGAGGTCGACGAGCTCCTTCTTCTTCATCTTGGTTCCCTTCTGTTCCTGGTTGGATAAAAAGTTCCTGGTTGGCACCGTCTCTCAGTTCCTGGTTGGTCCGAGCCCCTAGTCGAGCTCGCCCGATGCCACGAGGCGGGCGATGTGCGCCTCCACCTCGTTCCTGCGCCACGCCGCCGGCACCGCGAGCGGCCTCCTCCGGCGGACCTTGTGCACCGCCGCGCCGTCGTCCTCTCGGACGAGCTTCGCCGCGACCCACTCGCCGCCGCGGGCGCGCTCGGCCCTCCATCCGCCGAGCCTGTCTACACCCCCTCCCATCTCGGGTCGACCTCCCATTCGGCCGACTCGACCCACTGGGCCTCGTACGCGTCCATGAGGGCGCGCGTGCGGGCCGACGACCACGAGGCCCACGCCCCGAACAGGGCGATCGCGGCCACGACGGCCGCCACGGCGGCGGCCCGAGCCTTCCACGTCATTGCCTCCTCCTCTCTCCCGCGCCGCCCCGGGCGCCCGCCCGTCGGGTAGGGCGCCCCGGCCGAGTCATCCGGGTCCGCCGGGCGGGTCCCCGGGGCGGCGCGCGGGTCCGTTCCTACGCCTGCCTCTCGAGCTGGCGTATGCGCATCTCGCGCTCGCCGATCGCCTCCACGGCCGACGCGCGGCAGCGGGTGAGCGTCACCTCGGCCACGGCGCGCGCCACGGTCTCGCGGCGCACGTTCGCCAGCAGCCGCTCGCGCTCCTCCTCACCGAGCAGGAGCACCGCCTCGCCGAGCGCGAGCACGACCTCGTCGTCCGCTTGCCCGCCGGCCCGATGCCGGCCAAGCCTGCGCCGCGCGATGTAGGCGATGTCCTCGGTGATCTCCTTCGAGCCCCGCTCGTACGACGCGTACGCGCCCGACGTGACGCCTATCGCCTCGGCGGCTCCGGCCTGGGTCATGCCGGCCTCCAGGCGCAGGCACTTCAGCTCCTCAGGTCTCATGCGACGTTCTCCTCCATCCACCGGTCGACCTCGTACACGCTGATGCGCGCCCCCTTCTCGCTGCCCTTGGGCACGATCCACTCGATGCGCCCGGCGTCGTGCTCCTTGTAGAAGGTCTGCTTGTCGATTCCCGTGTAGCGGGCGGTGTCGGCCACCGTGTAGGCCATCTGCGGGCTGAGCCCGGCCTCGACGGCCATGGCGAGCGCGGGGCTCCCCAGGCGCTGCGAGCGCTTGCCCGTGAGCTTCTGCAGGGAGTCGCCGGCCGCCTGCATGACGGCCTCGAAGAAGGCTGCGAGCACGTCGGCGTCGGTCGCCGGCGGCTCCTGCCCGGTCGGTGGTGTATACTTCGTCATTGAGTTCATCCGTGAACTCCTTTCCGGGGCCGTTTCCTGTGGTGGGGGAGGGCCCCTTTCTCGTTCGATTCGCTTCCCGACGAGGGGAGGTGATTTCCATGGCTGACAAGAACCAGAAAGAGTTCGCTTTGCAGAAGGCCGTCGAGCTGACCGGCAAGGCCCTCGAATCGACTGACAACTACAACCCCATCGTCGATCCCGAGAGCGCGGTCGAGTTCCTCGAGTCTGTCTACAAGAAGCTCGTCGAGCTGCAGGAGGGCAAGTAGCCCTACAGCAGCATCAGCGCCTCGGCCCCGTGGGCGACGGCCTCCAGGCGGGCCGAGGCGTCCTCGCAGACCGTGCCGCCCTTGCGGCATTCCTCGATGAGCTCGAGGATTGCGGCCTTGACGAGCTCCCGCTCCTCGTGCGAGAAGCTGCACGGCTCGATTACCCTGATGTCATCCATTTCGCCTGTTCCTTCTCTATTCGTGGTTGGTTTTTGTGTGCCTGTCTCAGCCGATGTCCATCGCAATCTCGCGTAGGAAGAAGACGACGATCGCGAGCTCGACCGAGATGATCGCGAAGTAGGCCGCCGTGTGAGCCTCGGAGCGAGCTCTTCTCAACTCCTCGTCATCCTTCACAGCTCCTCGCCCCCTCTCGCGGTCTCCTCGATCCACGCCTTGGTCTGCAGGCGCTCGTGGTTGTCGCGGACGCATGAGACGAACATCCAGGTGAAAAACGTCGCCAAGATCAGTACGATTGCTGCTGCGATGACTACCATGAGCGGCAGGTTGTACTCGCGCGGTATGACGGTGGCCAGGTAGTATCCGGCGACTGCCGCCAGGGCGTATATTGCTATGTACTTGATGCCGTGCCACAGCGTCAGCAGCACAGCCTTTACCCAGAGCAGCATGCAAAAGCCTCCTTTCTGATGGTTGGTCGCGCGTTACCGCGCGGATACGCTTCGCCCTATGAAGCAGGAGAAGCCGACATACGAACCGAGGCACGCGCGGCGACGTCCGTGGTACAGGGCGGTCGCCGACATGGCCATGACGCACCCGCGCCTATTCGCCCTGATCACGATCGCCTTGTACATCTCGACCGCCCACGATCTCGTCGTCTTCCTCGGCGAGGTTGCCGATGCCCTTCTTGAGATCGTCGAGCTCCTTACGAGTGTCGTAGGCTAGGGCGATGGCGAACATCGCCGCCGCGCTCGCGCACAGGTGCAGAAAAGCCTCGACTACGCTCATCTACACCGCCTCCTTCTCGCGGCACGCCAGCTCGTCGAGCGGCTTGCCGAACAGGTCGCATATCTGGCACGCGCGGTCGAGCGGCATGCGGCGCTGGCCGTAGACCCATCCCTTGAGCGAGCCGGCCGACACGCCGAGCTTCTCGGCGGTCTCCTCGAGCGTCCAGCCCGCGTCGACCATCCAGCTGCGCAGGCGGCGGCTCATGTCTCCCTGGTTCATCTAGATCACCCCCAAACTCAAAAGAAGAAGCAGAAGCCCTGCGATGCCCGTCGCCGACCCGGCGATGAAGTATCCCGCCTTGGCCAAAGGGCCTGGAGGCTGCTCGGCCTCTGCCATGGCGGCGACCGGCTCGACGCCCGTGGCCTTGACGTAGCCCCAGAAGCTCTTCGCGTCATCAATCGCGAGGCTCGCGAGCCTCAGCGCCTCGTCCATGTCCTCCACCTCGGTGTAGATGTAGGGGGTCTTCGTCTCCTTCTTCTCATAGGAGAGGTCCTTGCGAGATCCCATCGTGCGCACCTCCTTAGACACATCACGTATCCATTAGGACAGAAAAAGATGCAAAACGCATCTGATGACTTGAGAATAGATACACCACGTATCTATGTCAATAGAAATTCGTCTATTTGTTGAAAAATGGATACATGACGTGTACTATGTCGCTATCGAAGTAAGGGAGCCAAA